ATCTTTTTACGTAGCGCTTTGACTTCAAGAATTGGATTTGATTTTATCCAGTTCTTTTCATCTTTGATTTCCTCTTCATCATCTTGTTCAGCAATGAATGCAAAGTATTCATCATTTTCAACTTCTTCATCGAGAAGTTTTTCGATATACGCATACTCGATAGTGTGCATTGGTACGTTTAAATCAAATCCAGCTGTTGAGATAATCAAAATCAATGGATTATCCAACTGACCTTGACCAGATTCGAGAAGCTCAATCATCTCATTCGTTTTAGATGCCGCGAACTCATCTAAGATACCAACATACGGTTCAAAACCATCGACTGCACCAGTTTCACGACTCAATGCACGCACATAGCTTTCATCATTCAAGTTACGAAGCTCATCTCTGACTATCTTCGTAGCTTTTCTGATATCTGCATTATGAACTCGTAAAGCATCCAACTGCTTACGGATCATATCGTAGGCAATACGTGCTTGTGAACGGTCATTTGCTGTACAAAACAATTGTCTACTCATCGCAGGGTTGCGACCAAACAAAAACTCATATAAGGCAATACCTGCGACTAAGATTGTCTTACCATTCTTTCTGGCCAAGCTAATTAAAGCTTTTTTAAATCGTCTGATAGATGTATCAGACTTCTTTCTCCAGCCATACAGACTACTCAAAATAAACTTTTGAAAATCTGCTAGTGGATATGGTTTTCCAGTTTTGACATCGGGGAGCATTTCGATAAAATCTATTGGATTTTTCGCTTTGTCAGGTAAGTAAACATACGGAAAGTCTTCATCATCCATACGCTTTAAATCTCTTAAATGGCGCTTACAAGCTTTTATAACTTTCTTGCTGGCTATGATTTCTCCATTCACGACTTTTGAAGCATATTGATAAGCTATATCTTCCATTGTTTCACCTCCTAACTACCAAATTTATCGAAAATACTCTCTTTCTTTTCTTCGACTTGTGGCACGAATAACTTCATGCGACTATCCACTGTCATGCCCAATTGTGATGCTGCTTTCATTAAGTTTGTCGTAGCACGTTCCAAACTATACAACATTTTATTAGGCAACACCTTACCATTATCTGTTTCGTAAACATACCCTTCTTTTTGCAATCCACGGGATATTTCTTTATAGACTGCATACCAAGTGCAGTAGCTTTCTAATACTGCACGATCTAGATTTCTAAGGGGTAGCTTTCTTAAATCTTCAATCACCCGCTTGTATTCTGCTTTAGCGATTGCATCAAAATGTTTTGGCGGTGTCAGTTGCAATGCTTCCAAACCATCAGAAGCCTTTTCTTGTATAGTTTTTCTTGTAATCTTCTCTTCTTTTGTCAAATGACTTTTAGTAGTTTCCACTATCTTCATTTTTCGACCCAAATCGACCACCTCCTTTCTGATTTTATGGGGGTTCAAAAATTTCAAAAACGGAATTTTTCGTACAGAAGAGGGCGGCGTTCTTATATCCGAACAATACCTACCCCCGTTATAAACAATAGGGGGTATTTCCGTACGTTTTACAGTGCATTTCCGACCGTTTCGCCATTTCAAGCTCTGTTTTCGTTCGCTTTTTGATATCTATTTTTATTATTTACTGCATAATCAATAAGAATACTTCTCTTTGATTGCTTTCTTATCATTACATTTCTTACAACTTGCTTGAAGATTACTTTTATCTAATCGCTTAGACCAGTCTTGCTTCACGCTGATGATGTGGTCGGTCATAGTAGCTTCATCCCCACACATCGCACAAACATAATCAGCTTCAAGTAATACTTGTTTACTTGTTCTCTTCCAGATTGTTGAGTTGTAAAATTGTTTCACATCCTTATCATACTTCCATCGGTTGCGATTATAGTTTGTGTACTCCTCATTGCGACTATCGTAGTCCACGGACGTTCGTCTGCCATTAAGAATTGTAAGCCTCTTTGGTTTCATTGCGCTCCTTTTAAATAGAGAATAGAAAAAGCCACACGCTTGTGTGACTTCATTAAGACCTCTCATGAGAATAGCGGGATTTGCACCCACTGGCATCTGTGCCGATGTCGACGAATCTGCTTATGCAAGGTCTAGAACCTTATCTCTCCTATGAGAGACCTGTTATTCCCAAAGTAAATAGACGGTAACTGAGATAGATAGAAATAAATTAAAGAGGCAAATCACCGTGCAACGTTATCTCGTACCGTCTATTCGATACTATCATAATATCACTTTAAAACTATCATTTACTATCATTATTATCAAACATTTTAGAAAGCTTGACTAGAGATTTATCCCTTGCTCGTTGAATAGTAGCTGGACTGCAATTTAACTTTCTTTCGACTTGATTCCAGGACAACCCATCGATATAGAGTAAACGCATCACGATGTTTTCGATTGGTTCTTCCAAGTCTTCGATAGCTTTAATCAATTCCTCTTGCTCTTTATATAATAGCTCGATTTCATGATAAAGTTCTGCGATACGATCAATAGCCTTGATATTCATTTCTTCTGTTCGGTTATCATTACTTGGACTTTTTGGCATACCATCGAAACTTTGTCCTTTGACTATGCCTGCTCTTAGATTGATGATTTCATAATGTAAGGATTGAATTTTAATATTTTTAAATCTTAGCTTCTTGAGTTCTTTCTCAATAGTTTTCCCCAAACTTCCACCTCCATTCCAAAGTATGAGCAGATATCTTCTAATGCAACCCTGGACGGAATCTTTCCTAACTCCCAGCTTACGATAGAATCTCTACAATACCCCAATTCTTTACTCAAAGCCGTTTGTGTCATTCCCAACTCACTGCGCCTTTTCTTTAATTCTTCTGCGAATGGGTTTGTTTTCTTTTTCAAAAACAAATGCGGATCAAAGTCTAACTCTTCGCATATAGTTAAAATCTTACTATCTGTTGGTTGTGCAGTTCCTTTCTCCCAGTAATGAATTGCCACAGGTGATACTTCTAAATATATTCCTGCTTCAGACTTTTTAAAACCCTTAGACAATCTCCACTTTTTGAATTCTTCAGCAAATGTCATTTGGCAAATCCTCCCACTTCACGAATGAACCATCAATCCAGCGACCTTTACGGTCTTTGATTTCTTGATAGGCTAGCTCAAAACATTCATCAAAATCATATCCAAGATTTTTTAGATAACCAATACAGCGTACTAGATTGTGTCTGCACATTACCTTACTAGCAAATCCTTGCGATAGTTGAAACTCACTGATATTTGCATTGATTGAGATTAATGTTTCCGTAATTTCTTTCTTCCGTAAAGTACCAGATTCTTTGAAAATCTGATTCACATCTTCATTGATTAATAGTGCTAGACCGACAATCACGACTGCACAATCTCCGATGCTATCCTTAGTCACTTTCTCATTTTTCTTGAGATACCCTGCGCATAGCTCACCGAATTCTTCACTGAGCTTGAGTGACTGCTTGTCTAATCGTCCACCGTTTTCGAGGTCACGATCAATAAACCATTGCTTAACATTTTCTAAAGTGTTCATCTGTTTTGGTCCTCCTTCTTCTGTTCATCAGATACCTCTGATATCTTTATCTCAAACTTGTGCCCGTCAATAGCGAACGTCCCGTTACTTCCTAACAAATTCTCATCTTTAATAATTGACTTTGCTGTGTGCAAAACGAGCTGCCCTACTTGAAAAACAAAAGCAAGTTCTTCTAACTCTTTTTCTTCCATCTAAATTTTCACCTCATCTCCTACTTTCTTCTATATTTCTTCCAAATCAAAATATTCTGTCAGCTCACTCTTCAATTCATCTAGAGTTGAGCATCGTTCGATTAAATCAGACACATCGTATTGTGTATCTACTTTATTCAAAGTGTTCTCTGCGACTGCATCTGCTACCCATTTTGGATGAGTGCCAGCGTAAGAGAATTGATCTTGTGGTAATAGCTCTAGTAATGCTTCGTATCGTTCTTCTAGTGAAGTCAAGGCACCAAGCGTATCAATAAATGCAGTATCTGATTTTCTGCTTTCAAAGATTTCTGGGTAATTTTGTTTTGCAATCTCTGCATAAATAGCAGACCATTCTTCGTCTGAAAAACGTGATTTTTCAACTA